ATCCGTGGTTAGCGTACCTGTAGAGGTAAGTGCTTTAGATCCATCCGTAAAGACTGCTTTACTTGCCGTGGCCGAAGATAAGATCGGTGCCGAACTAAAGGTCTGTATGCCCGTAAATGTCTGAGCCGCATCCGTCCGTGCAATCGTTGCACTGGTCCCCGGAAAGGTCATCGTGGTGCTATCAGTACCTGCTAGCGTCAGGCTATTACTAGCCGTTAGTGTCTTGCCATCAGCAATCGTCAGTGTTGCGCTAGATGCTGGAGCAGTGATCGTGACTTTGTTGTAAGCCCCGCCAGTAATATCACCCGTGCTATCAGCAATCGTAACGGCTGAGTTTTGAATGATCTTGCCGGTCGTACCATCAAACCGAGCAACTGCGTTATCAGTAGAAGACGCAGGTCCGTCTACATCACCCGAAGCAATTTCTTTGAAATCACCGGCATTCGTATCCCAGGCTACCCAAGTCTGTTTACCCGGAGCAACCGAAATACCTGTCGTAGGCCCAGTGCTTCCCCTGATCGTGACATTGAACCCACCAGAGGTGTTGTTCATCACAATGTAGGCTTTACTGCTATTGGGTACGTTTATGTAGCGTAGTTGCGACCTAGAACCGGTACAGTTCAGGATCATGTACTGGGCCGATGTTGTCCCAATATTCGTTGCTAAACTTGTACCTTGCGTCAGGGTCAGGGTGACATCACCGTCAGTGCTTAATGTCTGTGTACCCGCAATTGCAATATCAAGGTATGAGGTAACGGCGTTATTGACATCGTCGCCCCAAGTTCCAGGCTCGGTACCCGTAACAGGCTGACCGAGGGCCAAAAGGGATGTGTAATTGACTGTCATGTCGTTATCTCAGTCCAATTAGCGGTTTGAGAAGTATTGATCTGCTCCCAGAACAATACAGCAGAGATGCTATCAGCACCAGATGCGTTTTCAAGTACAGATAGCTGCATTTCCACGTTGATTGAAACAAGGTCGTTACCCGCCGCATTCTCAAGCACAGAACTAATAAAGCTCGCTGAACCTGAAATACTGTCTGCACCAGCAGATGTTTCAATAATCGTTCCACCAAAATTAGCAGCCCCTGCAATTGTATCTGCACCACTGGCTGTTTCAAGAATATTGGCGGCAAAATACGGGTTGCCTGCCATGAGGTCATTACCCGATGCGGCTTCAAGAATAGATGCTGGATACTCAACCCCCGGCACAGCAACTGTGTCGTTTCCTGAAGCCAGTTCAAGAACAGAACGATCATAAGCTGACCTGCCCCAAGGCCCAAATCCCCATGCACCTGATCCCCAGCCGCCTTCACTCATGTTGCCGTGAGTCGGAACTCATAAGTAACTGAGATCACATCCCCGGATACCACCGAACGATCTCCGGGTGATTGGAAGTCTGCGGCACTGAATAACGTACCCGTCGTTCCTAAGATCGTACTATTACTTGTTAGGAAAGCACCACCCACCGTTGCGGTTGCGTCAATATTAAACACAGCCTTATTAGACGTGTTCGTTACTACCGAAGGGTTGGCGTTTGTTGATGCGGCAAAATTTGCCGCTGGTCTGGTTGCATCGCTGTAGCAATCAATCTCTGTCCAGCCAGAGTGGGAAGACATCGTATCTGAAGCAGCCGGTGTGTTACTTGCAGCAGCACCGTATAAGCCCACATACCACTGTGTGATCTGCGCTGCTGAGTTTGCCAGTGCCGTGCCAGCCATGTACTGAAGACCGACGTTAACTACCAAGTTATCACCCTCAGCAGTCCACTTGAGGTTGCCATCCTTGTCATGGCACTCTGCATAGTACCTACCGCAGGCCACAGCCGATTCACCCCACGATGTTTTAGCGGCTAACCCGCTAGAAACTTGATCACCCGCTTTTGCTTTTTCCATCATGCAATCCTTAAAACGGCGTTGGTAGCATCATTAACCGGGAATGTAATCACCAAGTCCTGTGCGGTTTTAGTGATATTAACCCCGAAGTTTAATACTGCAACGGAACGATTTCCATTAGTTGAGTTGTAAATAAGCGCCCCATTGGTCGTTAACGTGACGTTTGTGAATGTCGCATTTTGGAAAGACCAATAAGAAGTAGTTCCTTGAAAGCTTGGCGTGATGTTTGTGAGGATAATTCCTCCAGCGGAATAATTGGTTCCACTGACTTCACCTGCCGTCGTGTAAGCAGTCGTTGAGGCACCGAGATCCGCGTTGGCGGTGTATAGGGCCAGCTTAAAGACATCGCCCGTTCCCGTGGTGAAGTTATGAAGACCCTGCGCCACTTCAACCTTGAAGCTTGTCGTCAGGGTTTGAATGATCGCCATTACACCACCTTATCCCGAACTTGGCCAGTCCTGTACGCATCCTGGCGCTCCAGTCCATCACCAAGTCGTTTGGCAAGAATTAATGCTTCTTTGTACTTGCCATTGATATTGGCCATCAAGTCGGGCTCAAGCTTCAAGAATGTACTTGCTTCAACCAAGCATCCGTATAAAAGCACCGAGTCAAAGTTATCACTGAGCCATGTGGTCGTTGCATCCACATTACCTGCGCCGATGGAAGACGGGTAGTAGAAATAATGAAGCTCTACCGAGTAACCCGAATTAGGCGTTGGCCCAATAATGAACGTCAGCTCTTTCGGAAATGTCGGGTAATCTGGGCCAAATAGTGCATAACAGTATGGGAAGCCTGTATCCGTGGGCGTAGGGAATGACTCCCGTATGAAGTTCACGTCCTTATTCAGGAGATACCTATACGATCCATCCGTATCAATCACCGCCATGGAATAGACGGCCAAGAAGTCTGACGGGCACTGAAGATACTTATTGCCGCTAGTCAAACTCCCGGTTACGTTCTTGCGAAGCGATGGGAATTGAATGGTATTGAAGATGCGCTGTTCAGTTTGCTGAGCAAATGTCTGAAGCGTCGCCGTCTCAAACGTCGTCTCAAGATAGTCCTGAATAGCTGTCTTCAGCTCACCCCAGTTCACGCCATCGGCCCCCGGCACATAACACCCTTGGTTGCTGCCCCTGCGCCACGCATTTTAATACCAGTCGTCTTGACTTGGCTATTAGGATTGATGGCCACCCCATGTGTGGGCTGCCAATCCTTATCCATGTTGTATGGCATTTGCTTGCCTGGATTAGGCGATGCAACAACCTTGGCGCCAGTCATCGTATGCGGCTCTGCGTAAACAGACGCCGGACCGACTTCCTTGCCGCCCTGCTTCATGGAGTATTTGGCCATTACTTGCTCCTTTGGTTGGCAACCCTTGCAAGATTGCGACCCATCTTTTTCATCATCTCTGATGTAGGGCCGCCCTTACGCAATTTGGTTAGGGGCTTGCCTGGGTGCATGGCCTTCTCATGCTTATGCACAGCAGCCGCTGCCGTCTTTTTGTCCTGCTTGATGTCGTCCTTCATGTCAGCTCCTATGATGCTGTGACACTGTTCAACAATGCTTGACCCACAAGGTGATTAGGGGTCATGCCGGAATCGTATGATCTTGCACCGCCAACAGGGTTGAAGCCCCATTCAATAACTCGGCTTCCTTCAGATGGAACCCCCGTGTAAAGCGGGCTTGTTCCTACCGTGTTGTTCGTCTGCATCCCGTTGTAACCTGACTGGTAATACGAATTGGAATCGGGACGAGGATTCCGTACGGCCTGCGGGTCATTCACGGGAAACATGCCTAGCTGCAATTGCGGCTGGTCAGGCTCCCAGCAAGTCGGACATACCAGTATATTGACATTTTTTGTCTTGATTGTCAGCGGCTTTAGCTGTTTAAGCTTATAGCGGAACCCGCAGCGATCACACTGCGATATAGCCCACTTACCACTGGCAAACTGATTGGGCATTTAGAACCCACCCGTTCCTAAGAATGACTGCCTTGGCACAAACCTAATTGGTGCCTTTTCACGATCCTCAGAAGATGCAAGATCCCATGCTTCATCGTACTGAGCCTTCAACATCCCCATGCGCTCTAAGCCACCTTCTACCTTCATGGATAGCTTGTATGCCAATCCAGCGATCAGAGCCTCTTGGAATCTGAATGGGATGTCTTCCACGTTCACACCATTACCAGCGTCTTGCAACCTTCTCATGCGCCAGTAAACCAACGTGTAATAAGGACTGCTGATAGATCCTTGATCCGGGGCTGGCCATACCGTGACGTTAGGGAACTTGGTATTACTTACCTCTGCGCCCGACGAAT